GCTAGGTCAGGCGACTGGTTCTGGTTCTACTATGAAGAATGAATCATTACAGAGAACTGCCGAGACTGTTGGGTCTAAGTCAGTTGAACCTCAAGTGATACCGTCTGCACCTCAACCGAAGGTCGCGATGGCATCTGAGGGTGATGATGATACATTATCCTACTTCGCGAAACTCGCGGCAGAGGATTAAGACTAAGGGGAGACTTTCGGGTCTCCCTTTTTTATGTCATTCCTACTAACCCACTGGGGCGAACGACTTTGGTTCTGAATCTGTTGGACTAGATTGACCATCCGAATGAACATTTGTTATTGAGTTGTTGTTGGTTTTTACGTCAGTTTTTCCATCTACAACTACAGTTGTACCTCCTTCATCCGAAGTCTTATCCAATTTTGATTTTTCAATCGCTTTAAAGATTTCAGATGGTGTTATATCAGCATCGGTATCAGCATTAAATTTATTAACGTTGTTGACAAGTTCTCTTGTATACTGTTCTCCTTCCATAGTTTCAGGATTAATTCCCGCCATTCTAAAATCTTCACTTTTTTGAATCATCTCTAGTTGTCTCACAGCATTAGATTTTAAACCCGCTTCCTGTAACATAGTTTCATATTCAGTATTAGAAGTAAACTCTAATTCACCTTTGTCAAATAATTCCTTTTGCTTTACAAATTCCCTTTCTCGGGCTAGATTTAATTTTATATAATCTGGTAGTTCATCTTCATTTTTATCTTTATATCTATCAATAAATCTTTTTGACATGGCAAGATTCACTCTCCCACTTTCCCCCTCAAGTCTACTTCTCAGGGTGGCGTCTGAATTCATGAAGATACCTCTAAAACCTCTACCTTGAGCTCGGTCTCTCTGATTCCTTATCTTCTTTGCTTGTTTTTCGGTTAGTTCACCTTTTTCAACCAGTTTATCAATTTCTTCATCTTCTCTTGAATTAGCTAAAAGTTCTATTTCATTCCTTCTTCTTTTCTTATCTCTCCTAGAACCGAAACTTTCTTTTGCCTTAGTTTTATAAGCATTGGTTATCATTGCCTCCCCAGCTTCTTCAAATCCCATACCCTTTAATAGGTTCCCGAAAGTTAATCCCAATTTAGATGTGACATCCTCTAATCCATCTGCAAAGTTATCAGCACCATCTAGTATCGACTTTCCCATACCAGCTCTAGCTTCATTAATAATCTTTTGTTCATCAGTATTATCTTGTATGATTTTACCTAGAGCTACATTGGACTCTGCTAATCTTCTTAATGTAGCTTCCTTATTACCTTCCATCTCTTCAAGGGTTGCTGTCCTTCCCATTGAATCATCTACTACGGTAACAAGTCTTTCATCGTCAAATTTTGCTGAAAAGGCCTTAACGAACCCCAACACACCTTGTACTGCAGTAAGAATAGCAGTAAATATTCCACCGAAAATAAGAATTTTTTTCAATAAACCGAACGTACCCTTTTTATCTTTTTTATCGCCTTTTTTAAACATGTTTAAAAATTTAGCAAATCCTTTAAGTTCGGTTTTTGGCGGTTTACCTTTACCTTTACCTTTACCTTTACCTTCTAATAAGTCTCCAGCGTTATTAAGTTTCTCCTGTTTCATAAAGTCTAGTTGGTCGGAGAACACATTGGTTAATGCGTCTATACCTTTATTAGTATCTTCGGTGGATTCTGCGGAATCTACCAATACACCCTTTATCTCGGAAAGTCCATCTGCAACACCTTTTACTGATTCATTAGTTTCCTCTTGTTTTTGTATCAACAATCCAAGACGAGTAAACGTTTGTGCGCTGCGAACGTCTTCTACAACACTCTCTCTATCCGATAATCTAGGTTTCTTATACGCCATTTATTTTATTCCTATTGATTCTTTTTTCTTTCTTCTGCCTCTTTTTCAAGATAATCTTTTAATAATGTTATATAAACTTCTCTTTCCCAAGGTATCATCTTTTCTAATTCTGAAACAGAATAGTTATAATGATGTACCAAAGAAAAGTTAGTCTTATAGTGATTAACTAAATCATCGTGCGAGAGGCACACTAAAAAAAATCAGATAGACCCTCCAAAGTTATTTTGTTATCTTTTCCACACCCTGAACATTTCCACTCAACATCATGTTTTAATGCGGGGGCGTTTCCAACGTAATTTGCTAATTCTTCAAACTGACCACTTGTTAAAGAGTCAATAAAATAATCAATCTCACTCACATTCCATTCCACTATTCTTTCATCTGGTGTAAGGACTGCAGCGATACACTCTCTTGCCATTCTTCCAGTAAAGTCTAATGTCGTTATCTCTGAATCAAAGTTTTCGAGAAACGCTGTATATGAAGGATATTTTAATTCAATACTCACATCATCATTAAGTTTTATAATATTAGATAAGTCATCATTTTCTTGTTTGACATTAACAGAAGTTAAGTCTATCACAACTTCAGTTCTAGTAACACACTCTTCTCCATGTCTACACATAACATTCAGTTTTGAAGTTTCTCCGACAGATACCGCCCGAAGTTGTGTGAAAATATATTCGATGTCGAACGTTGTAAGTGAATCTACATTTATACTATCATAAACACAAGAAACTATAGTATCGACTGTAGCTCTCATAATTAGTTTTTGGTCATTTAGCGATTGTGCCTGTAAAAGTAATTTTTCTTCTCTTACAAGATAAGGTCTGTAACTAACTCTCTTTTTCGAAGAGGGTATAACCAATTCAAATCTTAACGCTTCATTTATTTTAGGTAGTGCCATAATATTTATTTTTTCTCCATAGTAATATTATATTTATAAGATACTTCTTCCAGCTTGAATGAGTCCACCAACAAGTCCTTCTTTCAATTGACTAGTTCTTGGATTACCAAACTCACTTTTCCAATTTGTGAATGATAATTGAACACTCACTTCCATTAAACCCCCACCAGCAGTACTCATGGGAATAGCTGTCATTGATGTTGGAAACGCATTAATCAAAGTACATTCATATACAACATCATCCTTTGATATTGCATTTAAGTCAAACTGTCCTTGTGCCAAGTCAAGTGGACCTAATCTTGGAAGTCTTCCTCGTATACTTGATGGTATCTTACCCGCATCAAATACTTTCTTTTTAGCGATAGGAAAACCAACACCCTTTCTGAGTTGTTGAATAACAACATTTTTGGTATACTCTGCATGATATCCCGCTTCCAAAGTTTCTTGATTTAGTGCCAGATTTTGCCAAGTCTCAAAATACTCTTTCGCTGAATAGTCGTTTAACAAATAGAAAGACAATCCTGTATCACCAACCGCGTAACCATATGCAACCTTATCAACATCCACACCAGAACGAGAAGGAAAAGTAGTTATCTGTCTCATGGGAAATTCACACTTACTACATAGTACTAACATAGACTGAGCGAGACCCAACCCTAAAGATGGTAACTGTACTCTATACATACTTGTTTGTGCAAGTCCTCCACCAGATGAAACTTCACCTAAGAAAGCATCTATTCCTATACTCTTATGTCTATTTTCTCTAATTGCCATGAATTAACCTATATCATCTTTCTTGAATCTTTGTATGCAATAAGTGGGTTCGGTATTTTCTTAAACTGTGCCACAGGAAGAAATGTTGCGATTTCCCATTCAGGTGCAGGAACCATTGAAAAACTACCCTTTACATGTGAGGTAAGGTAGTGTTTAAAACAAGGTTTGAAGTATCTCAAATTACTTGTACTCTTCAAAGTACTATATGTAATATCAAACTTTGCAGTAGGGGACTTCTTACTTGTAGCAATATCCATCAACGCATCTAACATCTTTGCACGTAACACGGGTGGTAAGTAGTGAAGGTTCAATCCATAAAATCCACCTTCAGCAGGCCCAACAATAACAACCAAAGGAAAGGTATCATAGTAAGGTAAAGTATCTTTTGTCTTTGGGTCATAGAAGAACATCTGCATTGTTCCGACAACACTTCCTCCTGCGGGTAATTCACTCTTTAAATCATTTCTATTAATTCCACGCAATGATTTTGCACGTTGACGAAACCACTTACGTGATTCATCGGTGCGAGGGTTCACACCCGCGCGGAATGCTTCTCTTGATAGTGTGTCGAACAAGTTACTCATATAGTCTATTTATACTATTTTTTACGACGTTTGTAAGGTTTTATTGGTTTTAATGGTTTGGTTGACTTAGGTATAATAGACTTCAGAGGTTCGTTCTTCTCAGTCCATATCACAAACTCCCAACCCCTGTCCTTGGCATATTCTTCTGCCGCTTCCCATTTGTTCACGTTCTTAATATAAGTCAAACTCTCAGTAAGATATCTCTTTGTCCTTCTTGCACCCTTGGGTGGTCTTGTCTGTCCGTCGGGTTTTATCTCCACAAGGA